GAGTTGTAGAGAGAATGGCCGAAAGAGCCTTCCAGAACGTGCTTCGGCTCGAACAACAACAGCAGGCTTCGGTCTTCAATTTGTTTCACAAGTTAACAAAACCACTCGTAGAAGGTCCCGCTTCAGAGTCGGCCACAGCGTTCGAAGAGTCCGGAACCCCCACAAACGTCGCGCTGTCTCCAGTGGACGTGAGTGGATTTTACAAAGTGACTGGACCGACCGAGGTGACTTTCTATGCGACGACCGAATGGCCCAACATGCCTATCGGACCTGGCTGGACCGGTGAGGGGTTTCTAGGAATTCAGGGTCAAATTCAGATTACAGGAGCGACAAATGCCTCGGGTCCTGGCTTTCTCTGGTATTTCACTCTTCAGACAGACACCGACCAAAGCATACAAGGCACGCAGCGGGCCATTGGTGCGATTCTTTATCCACCGGGTCTTATTCAGTACACGAATAAGAGGACAAAAGTACCATTATTTGGATACTACACTGTGCACGATGGACGGATAGTCTTTCATTTTACGACTCCGCCTCCGAATAATATCGCAAATGACTGGATTGTTTCAGGTCTTCCGACCATTAGCACCACCTTGAGGGTGACGTCTTTTTCACGGGGGCTCAACTATGTTACTCTCGAGACGAAAGATGGGTCCTTGCCTAAAAACACCGCCGCGGATGTGTATGTCTCGGGAGTCCCGGCCATGATCCAAGAGCCGGCCTTTACGATGACCTTTGTACCAGGAAAGTTTACTAGTTTTCGAGAGGCCGAAAAAGACTTGTCCAAGCTGCCTCCGGTCACCATGCCTTCCTCAATTTCTATCGGAAATTACCCTGAGCAGAGGGACCTCAACTCGAACACGGCATGGAATGCCGACCCGACCCTGGAACTCTTCCCACCCAGCAAATACACCGAATCCAGGGGAAAGGGGTTCAGTTCGGGATCGGTCCTTGCACTCGAGGCAATCGGGCCACAGGAGAAGTATCTTCTGACCGATGACCTCACTAAATCACAATGGAATCCTGAATTTAAGAAATATTCAAATTTTGTTCTGTATCAGAAAGTCTTTTCATTCCCACCTCCCAGTCCTTCATATCAGGGGCAGACGGTCCAGATTGAGTTACGGCCGACAGAATTGGGTCACCTCATTTCAAACATGTACCTGAGTGTGACTCTTCCGGCAAGTCAACCGGGCCAGAATCTTTTTAATTACACGGATCACATCGGGCGAGCGCTCATCAATAAAGTAGATTTCTTGGTAAATGAGACGATCGTGGAGACTCTTTACGATGATTGGTACTTTATCAGAGATCAGATGTTTCTGGATGCGGACGAGCAGCTCGGAATATACAACGCGATCGGAGGGTCAAACATTAGCTCACAGACTCAACAGACTATCACGATTCCACTTGAATTCTTCTTCTGCCGGAGACACTCGCACAACAATAAAGGGCGCGAGCGTCTTCGCCGTCCTTACTTTCCGGCGTGTGCCATGTGGAACCAGCGCTTGTATGTTCGATTCACGTTTCATCCCAACACGTGGTGGTGCAACGCACCGACCGGATATAACGTCGACTTGTACCCACCCGGAACGACCATCTGGCCCAGTCTCATAGTCGAAGAGATTCTTTTGGAAAATGCCGAAAAACTTTACTACATGAATACGCCTCTCAAATACATAGTAAATCGTGTCCAGAAAGAGTCCCCTCAGACATTTACGAGCCAGACAATCAAGCTCAACCTGTCCGCAAGCTATCCGGTACAGACTCTCGCATGGTTCTTTAGGAATAAATTATATGAAACAGTTACCGATAGCACTTATTACAACTCCAGATACTCATATGGCTATCCAACATTATACATCAAATCGGGTATTAATCTACAATTCCCTTCTGGGAATGCCAATTATGTTGACGTAATTAATACAGCAAAGATTACTCTGAACAACGTAGATATTTTGAGTACGTTTAGAGGATCCCTTTACTATTCATTCAAACAGCCAATGGAACATGCACTCTCTATACCGTCGAAGAACATCTATACGTACTCTTTCGGGCTCACTCCGAAAGAGTACAATCAGGGAGGGTACTTGAATTTTTCAAAGTTAAATTCACAGACCACATATCTTCAACTCACATTTCTTCCTCAATATACGCAGTTACTTACACAGGGGTACAACTTGTACCTGTATTACTATGGGTACACGATGCTTCAGTTTCAGGGTGGGTTTGCTTCCCTTCCATTCCTTTGAGGGACTCGATGATACCATTCACCAGGGCCCACTTCAAGAAATTCAGCTGCCCGACAGTCGTCGAGAGCCCCTGGAACTCGATGCGCTCCGTCCGACAAAACGGATCGAAAAGCTTTTTACTGTACCCGTCCAGACTCGACTTGTAGGCGACGTGTACCGTAAACATCTTCCCATTCGGGGCCGTGTATGACACGTGATTATTCTTAGAGTAGTTCGTCACGAACCACTCAATCCTGCGAAGGGACGGGCCACTGCCCTTGTCTCCCAGAATCTCATGCAGCTTCTGCTTGTTCTCAGGATCATCGAAAAACTTTGTCAAACTCGCAAGAAGAAAGGTTTCTTTCGACATGTTCTAAAAGCGTTTCACGTTTTTAAGAGTGATTGGAAAGCTGCGCGTGGGCTCATTCCCAAGGCGCCTTGACCCTTTCGGCCACCTTTGGAGCCGGTGGAGGAACCTGACACTGATGGAATTTGCAGTATCCGTTTGGTTGCGGATTCTTCAAGCACCTCTTGTGGCTCTTGAGGACGCCCCGACAGAACGAATCCTCAAGCCCAGCCGTGTCCTTGATGAGACGTTCGAGTGGGATGTCGTAATTTTTTGAGATGACCTCGAGACCCAAGGCCATACGAAGGGCGACCCGCCTGGTCACCTCCTCGTCAATGATTGTCAGAATCTGTTGCTCCATACCTAAGAAGGGCCTCCAGCTTTTAAGGCGAAGCGCGCCAGGAACGCCCTCTTTGCCTCGACCTCCGCAGTGCTCGTCGTCTTGACCATGAACTTCTTGTCAAATATGCGATCCGCACTCACCAGCGGCTCCAAAAGGTCCTGTACGGGCTTTTTGAATTGGTTCGTAAAGTAATACTGATAATCGAGCGGAACACTCTTTTCACGGACCCACGCAGGATCCTCCGCCTTTTCGTACATTTTGCCCGGGCCCTTCACTATCACGAACGGGACCCGATCGCCCTGCTGAGGCTCTGAGCCGGGCGCACGCGCCTTGATCTTGTCCCGAACGGCCACGTGCGCCATCGGCACCTTGTAGTCCGAAGCGAGCTGCTTCGACATCATGAGCTTCTCGATAGGGACATTTCCGCCCATCAGGTCCCGGGCGTTGTCCCGCGCTAGATCGATCGCGGGCCTCGGGTCGCTCGAATCGAGGATGAGCTCTAGCAACTTCTTGAGCGTCTCGCGAACGTAGGGACAGCTGTCCCGCCGGACCACCTGAAGACCCTTGACGTCAATCTTTTTGAAAGAAACCTTGCCATCGCGGCCCTTCTCATACATCCGGGCCGCGTAGCGCTTCTTGCTGTAGAGCACATACGGGAAATAGATCTTCTCGAGCTCCAGATCATTCGGCGCCTTGAAGAGCTTCGTGCACTGCTCGGCGGCCAGCTCTCCCTGCTCCCATGAGTAATCGATCGCATCCTGGCCCTTGCGGCCCTGCACATCGAACTCGACCATCACGGAATCCGTATCGCCGTAACGCACCTTGGCCCCTGGAAAGTTGGCCTCGACGTAATTCTTCGTCTCCTCGATCATTTGACGGCCACGTAGCGTGACTGTCGATGCGATGGCCACAAGGGGAAGCATGCCCTTAGAAGCACCAGTAAATCCATAGATACTATTCATCGATATTTTGTAGGCCAACTGCTGGCCGTTGTAGACAGCCTCCATAGGCGTCCCTTCTGCCGCGGCCATCAGCTTCTTGGCCTTTTTGCGAAACGCCTTGAGGTCTGTGAGAATGGTGGGGAGAAGGGAAACCACCGGTTTCCCTTCCGAGGTCTGCGCGAACCGAAATTCCCCGAACTGCTCGTACTCGACACCCGGCAAGTTGTCGTACTTGGGGTCCATGACCATAGTCGAATAGCACAGATTGTGAGCGCACATGATGCTCGGATACAGAGATGCGAAGTCGAGCGCCGTGATTGGCGAGTAGTACGCGCCCGTCTGGGCCTCCAGAACCGTCGCGCCCTGATAGCCGTCATCGCCCGTGGGAAACTTGGGAGCTCGAATCGTCGGGATGATGAAGTTTAGCTCTCGGGCCTTGTAGGCCATCTGACTGAAGACCTTGATCTGCTGGCCCCGCTCGCTCAGAAAGGCCAGAGGGACCCAACACGCCTTGGCCATTTCGATCTGGTTCTGGATCTGGCACAACTTCGCCATCAGCTTGTGAGGCAGGACCGTATCTTGGATGCAGTACTCGGCGACCTCCCCGAGACGCTTGGGATCGCCCTCCAGATACCGGCTAAAAATCTCCTTGACCGGCATATCATTCTTCTGGTCTTTCAAAAAGTGCTTCGAGACGTTGTTCAGAGAATAGCTCTCGAGCTTGTGCTCGCGCTTGACGTCCTGGAAGAGATCGAACACGTAACGGCCCTTCATCGGCACCATCTTGAGCTCGTTGTTGCCGAGCGCGCTCGAACTCAGGTTCTTCTCGACCAGCTCGATCACCGAACCCCGGACGCGACCCCAGACTGGGCTCAGACCGCAGTGGACCGTCGCACGAGTCAGCAGGTACTCAAGATCAAAGCCAAAGATGTTCCAGCCCGTGATAATGTCCGGGTCGGTCTTGATCAAGTACTTCTCGAACGCCTTGAGAAGCTCCTTCTCGGTCTCGAAACTCTCGCAGTCGGGTGCGTCTGTCTGCTTGAGGCACAGGCACTTGCGCTCCAGAGGCTCCTGGCTCCCAAAGGCCCCGGTCGTCATACCGATCTGGAAGACGACATCCTCGCGACGCTTAGCGTCTGGAAAGCCTCCGGTGCTCGAATAACACTCGATATCGAACGACATAATCTTGAGAGGCGAAAAGTCGTCGCGGACAACGGGCGTGATGAAACGCCAATTCGGCGCCCAGAGGTTCACCTCGCACGTAGACTCCATGTCGGGCTCACAGATCCCAGGATCGATCCAGCCAGTCGACTTGATGCCCGAGCAGTGCATGAAACGCAGGACCGGGTCGATGTTTCCTTCATAGACGCGGCAGCCCCTGAGCTCCTCGTGCTTGACGTTGTCTACGCAGTACACGCAGCTGCGGAGCGCCCGCTGACTCTTGAACTCGACCTTCAAAAACGGAGACAGCTTGCCGTTCTGGAAACCCCAGAGATCCTTGCCATCCTTGCGCTCGCACGACGCGAGTCCCCGCCAGAACTGGGTCCTGATGAAGGAGCGGAGGCCGTCAATCTGGCACCCCGGAGGAGGTTTGATATAGAAATAAGGGTTGAAGGTCGTCCCGAGCGAGACTGACTTTCCATTTTCAGCTCGACCAAAAATACGGATAGTAAATTGGTCGTCCTGGTCTTGGCCGTCCCAAGCGACCGCTTGGAAAACAAGGCCAGTCCCGGAGGGACTGTGATTCATTGATTATTTAACGTTCGAACGTTTTAAGCCGAGTGGATCACAGTTGCTGCGCAACTGGTCTCTAAACCCCTGAGACTGCATACCCTGTGTAGCCGGTCGAACCGAATCCGGCCTCCCCGCGCTGCGTGGCCTCCGGAGGGGTCGTCTCGACCACCTCGGCCACCTCGAACTTCTCGAGAATGAGCTGTGCGATGCGGTAGCCCGGGCGGATCACGAAGGGCTGGGCCGTGTCCAGATTCTGTAGAACGACCTTGATCTCACCGGTATAGTCCGGGTCGATGACGCCCGCCAGGGTGTCCAGACCGTGCTTCACGGCGAGTCCAGAGCGAGGCGCAATGCGTCCGTATGTTCCGGCTGGAAGTTGAATAGAAATGCCCGTCGAGACAACCACTCGACGGCTAGGGAGGACGACATAACTATCAGTGCTGAATAGGTCATAACCAGCCGCGCCGTGGGTTGCGCGCGCTGGCAGAATTGCAGTAGGTACAAGCTTGTGAACATTGAGGGCCATTATAGCATATAAAAGACAAGAACCTTTAAATATAAATGTCTAAGAGCTTACTTTTGGACATTGATGGGGTCCTCGTGAGAGATCCTTTACTCCTTCAGCACGTCAAGTCCAATTGCGTGGAATATGTTCGGGCCAAGTTGCCCGAGTGCAAGGATCCAGTCGAGACCAACCGACACCTGTATTTGGCGCACGGCCACACGGCCCTCGGGCTCCAAAAGAGTTTTAAAATTGACACGAGCGACTTTCACGAAAAGGTCTACGACAAGAGGCTCATGGACCACCTGGCCGAGGTGATCTATGGTACAGAGTTTCAGATGGATGCCGAGATTATTCACGGACTGACCAGAGAAGACTGGGACGTCACGCTCTTCACAAACTCGCCCGCGCAGTGGGCAACTCCAGTCGCCCTGGCCATCGGCGACGATATCAAGGTGAAGTGTGCCGGTCCCAACGCCCGCAAGAGCTACCTCAAGCCCGAGGCACTCTTCTACAAGGGGTTTCCGACGTCCCAGACCCACATTTACGTGGATGACAGCCTCAAGAATCTGGGGACCGCGCGCTTCCTGCCAAATTGGGTCCCCGTGCATTTCACGGATGGCCAAAAGGACTCCAAGCCGTGGTGCCCACAGATTGGGTCCATCTGGGAGCTCATGCTGTTTCTCAACTCTAGACACTTAGAACTTATGGACCTTTGAACTTCAATGGAAGAATCCGAGGTCAGCATTTATTGCATCGGGACTGGAAAGTATGTCGGGACCAGTGCTTTCGCAGTCGATCCGAGGCCCAAAAAGAAGATACGCCTGAACTCTCTCGGTGAGGATGTCCATCTCTTCCCCGATGGATCGGTCAAACGGGACGAGGACAGCATCATAGCCGCCCAGCGCATCTGGCGCGAGAGAGCCTATGCGCCTGGGACAGGAGTCATGTATCTCAAGGCTTTCGAGAGTTTTAACGCCTCCGTAAGTCATTGTCAGGATCAAAGCGAGTCGCATACCAGGCCCTCGGAGCCTTGCGCTTCGTGACGAGCACGTACTTGAATGTTCTAGCCACAGCCCACTGCTGTGGGGTTGCTCCCACGCGGCTCCCGCCCGTCTTCCAGGCCTTCAGGCCCCTGTTATAGACCGTATTCAGGGTCGATCGCGAGATTCCAGTCCGTCTCGCGATCGCCTCCTTGTTAAACTTGAGCCCCGGGTAGACCTTGTGAAACTGCTGGGTCCACTTGGACTTCCGTTTGGTCCCGCCCTTGTTCGACCGTGACAGACCCAGCTTGGAATACGGCGTCTTTCGGCGCTTCAGGAGCTCCTTTTCGCGCAGGAGCTTCATGCTTCGACTGAGGCCCGAGAAGTACCGCTCGGGCCAGGCGCGCCTGAGAACGATGTGCCTGGGGTGTCTCTTCATTGCTATATTCAGATATATTAAAGAGAACGCGTGTTGAATAAGTAATGTGCGGAATCTACGCCTGTACGGGAGGCACCAGACCTCCCAAGGATGTTCTCAAGCACCGCGGACCCGACCAGTGCATCGATACGAATGTTGGCCTGACTTTTTGGCGTCTCGCAATCAACGGAGGTGATGATGGTATGCAGCCCCTTCAACACAAGGAGAAGGTTATCGTGGCAAATGCAGAGATTTACAACTATCTGGAGCTTGGCGGGACCTTGGGACACACAGACTGTGAGGTGATCCTGCCGACGATCGAGCAGCATGGTCTCTCGCGGGCCTGCGAGATGTTCCGGGGCGATTTCGCATTCGTCTACACGGACGGCATCAACTGGTGGGCCGCGCGCGACTCTGTGGGTGTCCGTCCGCTCTTCTACTGCCGCCACTCCAAGGGCATCGCCTTTGCCTCAGAGGCCAAGGCGCTCCTGCACCTCCAGAGACTCATCGAGCCCTTCCCGCCGGGCCACCTCTACGACTCGACGCTCGACAAGTTCATCTGCTGGTCCCCGAACTACTGGCCGAGTCCGCGGGTCGATGACGACGTCGAGTTCATCCAGAGCCACATTCGGCACCTGCTGACCGAGGCGGTCGAGCTGCGAGTCCACGCGGGGCGTCCCGTCGGATTCTTCCTGAGCGGCGGTCTGGACTCTTCGATCGTGGCGGCCCTAGGAAAGCAGGCACTCGGCGGAAAGATCAGGACCTTTTCGGTCGGTCTTGAGGGCGCGCCGGACCTGCTGGCGGCCCGGAAGATGGCCGACTTTCTCGAGTCGGACCACACCGAGGTCATCTTCACGATCGAGGAGGGTCTCAAGGTGCTCAAGGAGGTGATCTGGCACCTGGAGACGTACGACACAACGACCGTTCGGGCCTCTGTGCCGATGTATCTCCTGAGCAAGTACATCAAGGAAAATACGGATGTCCGGGTCGTGTTGAGTGGTGAGGGCGCCGATGAGCTCTTTGGCGGGTACTTGTACTTTCACTCGGCCCCGAACGTCGACAAGTTTCGCACAGAGACGAATCGGCTCGTCCAGGACGTCCATATGTTCGATGTCCTTCGGGCCGACCGCACGACGTCCGCGCACGGCCTCGAGCTTCGGGTCCCGTTTTTCGATCGGGACGTGATAGACTACGTGATGGATGGGTTTTCGACAGAGCTGAAGAT